CATCTAAGTTGGGGGGCCGTTCGGAGATTACACCCGCAGTTATTTCCTACACTGACGCGGCTTTGCGCACCCTGGTGGGCGCTGAGGTTGCGCGTGAGTTCTATGCTGCCCCGCAGCGCTACATGATGGGCGCTCCCGAGTCATTCTTCCTAGATGAGGATGGTAATCCTCGTTCCGGTTGGGATGCGATGTTTGGCAAGGTGCTTGCAGTGGAGCGTGACCCGGATACTGGCGAGGTTCCTAGCGTAGGTGCTTTTCCTGCATATTCCATGTCCCCGTTCTTCGAGCAGGTTCGGCACTATTCGCAGTTGTTGGCAGCGGAGACATCAATCCCTCCGACGTATCTTGGATTCGTGACTGATAACCCGTCTTCGGCTGATGCTATCCGTATGGCTGAGAATCGGCTTGTGAAGCGTGCGGAGCGTCGCCAGTCCATGTTTGGAAAGGCATGGGCGGAAGTTGGTCGCCTGTCACTCATGGTGCGTGACGGCCGCGGCTTCGAGGAGCTGTCTGACGCGGAGCTTGGTATGCGCCCGATGTGGCGTGACGCTGCAACACCTACCAAGGCGGCTGCTATGGATCAGGTTCAAAAGGGCATTGCTTCTGGCGTGTTTACGCCTGGCGGCGAGTACACAAAGAAGTTGCTGGGGTTGACGCCGCAGGAGAAGATGATGCTTGACCGTGACCAGGCTAGCGGGCTGCAGGCGTCGTTGATGGAGTCAATTCGTCAGCGCTCTGCGCAGCCAGCGGAAGCCGCGCCGGGCATGGGGGCGTTGTCTGATACGCATGAGCCGCCGGCTGGTGAGTCTCCGGAGGTTGGATAGTTAGGGAGGTGAGAGCGTGGCTGTTGGTGAGAATGAGCTGTCCGAGTATTGGGCGTTGCTTCGTGAAATCGAGCAGTTGGCTTTCACTGACCTGAATAGTCTGTTGCGTCAGCTTGATGGGGAAGAGCAAGCGGCGTTGTGGGCTGGCTTGCGGGCAGGTGTCCCGGAGATCGTGAATTTGTATCGGTCGACTGCAGCGGATACGGCGATGCTGTTCTACGAGAACACGCAGGGGTTAGCGTTTGACCGTGAGGCTGCTTTAGCGGCTTCTGCGGTGAATGCGGCGCAGTTGGAGAAGCAGCTGCGGTGGGCTGTGTTTGCCGCCCAGAGCGGCAGCATGGGCGGTAATTTGGCCGCTGTTGTGCAAAAGCAAGTCCTCGATGGCTCACGACACTACGCCATGTCTGGGTTCGTGTCCGCAGGTTCTGGTTGGTATCGGGCTGCACAGCCAGGGGCGTGCGCGTTCTGTCGTATGTTGGCTACGCGTTCCGCCACTGAGTGGGGGCCGTATGGTTCCGCGGCTGCAGGTGTTTTCATCGGGCAAGGCAGGCACTCACGGAGCACGGCACCGCCAGAAACAAAGTTTCACAAAAACTGCCACTGTATCCCAGTCTTGGCCTCCGAGTACGAAGTGCCAGAACACGTCAATGAATGGACGGAAGAATACTACAAGGCCACAGAAGCAGTAGGTAATGCTTCTGACACCAAGTTGATTTTGTCGGAGATGCGCCGGACTTCCGGGCATTCTCATTAGCCTGAATGGTTTCTTTGGCGGGGTTCGATTCCCCGCACAGGCACTAGCATCACCAACCCTCATGCTGCGATGGCATGGGGGTTTCTTCATGCGGTGGTGTAGGCCGCGATGGCCGTAAATCGAAGATTGGAGACTATATGTCTGAACAGACCGTAAGCGATGAGCAGCAAACACCGGCCAATGTGGAGGAAACTTCCACAAAGGAGACCCCCAAGGAAGAGCTTGGAGACGGCGGAAAAAAGGCGCTTGATTCCGAGCGTGCTGCGCGGCGTGATGCCGAGAAGCAGGCCAAAAGCGCATCGAAGCGTTTAGCTGAGCTTGAAGCGGAGCTTGAAAAAGCTCGTTCTGAAGCTGAGGAAGCAGCTGCAGCTAAGGCGGAGCTTGAGCACACGGCCCTGGTACGTGAAGTTGCGGCGGAATCTGGTTTGCCAGAAGAAGCTGCGGTGTTCCTCGGTGAGGGTGATCGTGACGCGCTTGTTGAGCGTGCGAAGTCGTTTAGAAAGATTGCTGAAGCGATGTTTGCGGCGAAGCGCCCGCAGCCTGTCCCAGAGGCGGGGCGCGGTGTTACTGCGAAGCGTTCTACTGCGGATCAGTTTGCGGACAGCATTGGCCAACTCTTCGGGTAAGCATTTCAATTTGAAAGAAAGGAATAGCTAGCTATGGCTATTGATATCAATCGCGGCACCACCGGCGTCATTAAGCTGCCGGCCGCCGTATCGACCGAAATTTGGGCTAACACCCTTGAGAATTCCGCTGTGCAGGCACGCGCCCGCAAGGTTGCACTCCCTGCAGGTGGCCTGACTATCCCGATGATTACCGGCGACCCTGAGGCCGGCTGGGTTAATGAGACCGACGAGAAGCCGGTATCTGACTCGAAATTCGGTTCCAAGGTCATGACCCCGTACAAGCTGGCAGTCATTGAGCTGTTCTCTGACGAATTCCGCCGCGACCTGCCTGGCCTGTATGCAGAGCTGGCGCGTCGCCTGCCGTTCGCGCTGGGCCGCAAGTTCGATAAGGCCGCTCTTGGCCTTGAGGCTGCGCCGGGTACTGGTTTCGATACGCTGGCGGACGCTCCGGCCATCGCTCTGGACGGCACTATTAAGCCGTTCCTGTCCGGTCTGAAGTCTGTGGCTGCGAACAAGGGCGTTGTGGACGGCTGGACTCTGACGGAGGAGGCGCGCATCGATGCGCTGAACATCGCAGACTCCATGAACCGCCCGCTGCTCGTCTCTGACTACGCCACTGCAGGCCAGGTCGGCACCATTCTGGGCAATCCGGTATCTACTACCCGCGCCTTGGACGGCACTCAGGTTGCTGGCTTTGCTGGTGAGTGGTCCTCTGCAGTCTGGGGCGCGGTCGAGGACATCAAGATTGATATCAACGATCGCGGCTCTGTCACTAAGGGCGGCGAGCAGATTAATCTCTGGCAGCGCAATATGTTCGCTGTTCGCGCAGAGGTTGAAGTTGGCTTCGTTGTGCGTGACCCGAAGCGTTTCGTGAAGTTTACTCCGGCAGCTGAGACTGCGGCCTAAGTATTTTCCGCTGATTCCCTTCGAAGGGGGTGATGTTGATGGCTGATGACCGAGTTGAAGTCAAGCGCGGAGATTCGGTGATTCTGGTCGTTGCCTCGCAGGTTGAGCATTGGGAGTCGCTAGGGTACGAGCAGGTCACGAAGTCTGCGAAGCGTACACCGCGTAAGCGCGCATCTAAGGCAGGTGAGTAGGCATGTTCACACTTACTGACCTAGCCGCATATCTTGAGATTCCGGAGGATGAGCTTAACGCCACAAAGGTGCGGGTGCTCACTTCCAAAGCGGAGTCTTTGATTCGTCAATATGCGAGCCTGCCGGATGATGTGGCGGAGTGGCCGCAGCAGGCGCGAGACCTGGGGCTGACAGTCGTAGCGCGTGCGCTCACCTCTTCCCCCGTGGAGGGTGTCGCGTCCGAGTCCACAACTGCAGGCCCATTCTCAACCTCGCGGTCTTATTCCGCAGATGCTGGCACGGTGTGGCTGACGAAGGCGGAAAAGGCGATGCTGCGCGTCGGTGGCGGTTCCAAGGCCTACGCGGTGAATCTCATGCCCGCCGACCGTGAGACTTATCGCGAGTGGCGCAACAGCTGGGAGTGGTAGTCGATGGCTTTTATTCCCAGTCGCCATTCCCTGGATTTCTACACGCCGGGCACCCCGACTGTCGATGAGTTCGGCGATGAGGTGCCCGGCGTTGGAAGGTGGGAATCTACTCCGGTGGCGTCGTGGTGGATTGACAGGGTGGACGAATCGGCGGGTGATTCAATCATGCGCCGCATTGATGAGCTTCACATCCATGTTAAACCGCAGTACGCGCCAACCCCTGGTGGGAAGGTTCGCACACCAGATAGTAAGGAATGGCAGGTTCAAGGCAACGCCGAGAACTATGACCACGGCTGGCACGGCTGGGCACCCGGCCTTGTCGTTGTCCACGCCAGGAGAGTGGAGGGATAATGCTGAAAGTTACTGTTGTTTCTGAAAACGGCACGCCGCAAGTATTGGTCTACGACACTACTGCGCTGGATATTCGCGACGGTTCCCTAATCGTTTATGAGTCGAATGCCGAGTTCATTATTGCTGGCTTCGCGCCGGGGCAGTGGCTTGAGTTTGAGATTGTGAAGGGGGCCTAGTGGTTAAGTTCACCCGCAATAGCAAAGGGTTTAGGCAGGTTCTCAATTCTCAGGCTGTTGAGTCGGTGGTCTCGGATGCGGCGCAACGCATGGTTGCGGCGACTGATGGTTATGGGCAGCCTGCATTGTCGAAGAAGTACGGGTACAGGGTTGGTCATTCTGACCGTGCTCGTGCGATTGTGTTCACGGATTCTCCGCACGCAATGCGGTCTAATTTGAAGCACAACACGCTGGTGAAGGTCATGGGTGAGGTTCGATTATGAGCGTTGCCCCGATGTCTTTGGTTCAGTCGTATTTGCGGCAGGTTACTGATTTACCGGTGGTGTCTAAGGTGCCGTCCGAGCGCCCTGACGCGTTCGTGAGGGTTGACCAGGGTGCCCCGCAGCGTCGTAACCTTGACCAGGTAGAAACATCCATCATCGTGCAGGTCTACGGCCCTAACAGGTCGCAGGCATTCCAACTCATATCCAAGCTGTATCAGCATTTGGATATGGTTCTGGACTCGGACGTGTCGGTGTCCTCGTGGGAGGCACAGGCAGGCCCCTATGATTTCCCTGACCCCGATATCCCGCATGTTTCACGCTGGCAGTTCACAGGCCAGCTAATTACAACCCTTGACTACTAGGTCGAGGGTTTTCCTAGTTTTGAAAGGACTTGAGTATGAACACTCCTGTATCTAATGCTGTTGGACGTAACCGCTCCAAGGTCATGGTTGGCG